AACCGCCCCATTGAAGTCCAGTTGCTTGACCGCTTGCCGCTTGTAAAAAATAATCGTTTGTGCCTACCGCGAGGCGTGCTGGTGTGTCTGCGGCTGTTGCTGTAATCAAATCGCCTTTAGCATCAACGATCGCGTTTTGAATTGCATTGGCATCATCTGATGTAACCCAAACAAAATCCATGTCTGTGTTTGAATTTTTTGCTAGTACCTGACCTGATGTGCCACCTAGTAGATCAGCCATTGATGTGGCAACAGCTTGACCAAAGACCTCAAAATCTGCCGGCAAATCTGTGACCAAATCCGTGGCTGTCGGCATTTGCCACGAGAATGGGGTTGTTGGATTGCTCAATTTATCTCCTTACGCTACGACTAAGGCATCTGCCCAATCAAGGCTTCCGCTAATTGTGTTCCATTGTTCTGCAATTGCGACATCTTGCCATTGCATGGCTTGCAATGAAAATGCCAATGGTGAAAGTAAAGCGGTAACTGACAAAGAATTGTATGAGGCACGCCATGACCAACCTTCAACAAATCCCAAATAAGTGCCGGCAGCCATGTTGAGCGGAAGGTCGGTGATGCGCAATGGCAATCCCATGAAAATGTTGATTAAGGCATCCCGGTCAGCATCATCAATTTCTGAGTTTGTCAGCTCAAAAGTGATCTGATTAAAATTGGCTTGAGGATAGGATCGAAGCGTGAGGTAAAACGCGGCCTGACTTTCGGCATCAGCCTGATGCTTAATTGTGGTCGTAATAATTTGAGCCAATCGGCCGTATTCACCTATGGATACAGCATCCTCATCGGTGACTTCAGATTGGGAATTTACGCCGTATTTTATAACAATTTCGTTTCGAATGTCACCTGATCGGGTTTGTACTGAAAGCGTACTGGCCAAAGCTTGTGCGGCTGAAACATCTGTGTAGCCATTGGTTGCCAAATAAATTGAGCGATGATCTGCCGAAGCGTAGGAAATTAAACCTTGAGCATCCTCGTACAAATAACCCAATCCTGATGTTGCCAATGCTGAAACCAACGAATAAACATCAATTGTGGATGATGCTCTTTGTGCCAATTCGTAGCTGCCGGGTGTATCAATTTCGCCCAATCCGGTGTTTTCGGCGTTCTGCCATTGCTCTGTTGGATCATAGGTTGCCCATGTCAAAGCCGCCGGCACTTCATTCCACGAATTGATCAATAAATCTGTGAGAATTGTAAGAATCTGATCTCCATCAAAGTCCTGTGTTAAAACGCCATTTGTCAAAGCCTTTGGCAATCTGGACAAAGCTCCCAAAGCAATGATGTTCACAGATTGATTTATTCCGACCACACCAGATGCGGCAATGCCAATGTCAAATTCCACTACGGTGCCACCAAAGATTGGCACAAATGCAGCTGTTGAGTCCTGTAATTCAATTGTGACGGAATCATTGATTTCAATGTCCACAGTTGATTGATCCAGATTTATCAGCTGCAAATTTACATAACCGGCATTGGCTTGCTCATAAATGTTTGTGCGGCCTGATGTAATGCTGAGATTTGCCAGCGCGTAATTTGTGTATTGGGTGCCACCAATTTTTACACGCCAAACAGGATTAAAAATGCTCATCAGATTGCCACAAGATTGCTTGCGCCATTGGTGCCGCGATAGGTTGAATTGTTGAGTGCATCGGTCACAGCTCGGCTAAAGCCTTCCTCGTCAATTACTGATGCGGCGTTTACATTGATTACAATTCTTTCAGCTGTTGAAAGACCACCTGTGGCCGCTGATCGTGCGGCGGCGGCGGTTTCGCGAGCTTGCCGCAATCTTTCGGTTTCGGCCTTTAATTCCTCACGGCGCAAAATCGCAGCTTGCATTGCTGGTGAATAATTACCAATGTCTGCCCCGGTTGCTGGAGAGATTATTCCTGTTGGTGTAAATCCTCCACCTACGCCTTTTCTTGTACCAAATACATCTGGGCCAAGATTTGGTGGATCACGATCGGTCAAATTACCGGCTTTTAAGCCTTTGGAATTGTCATCGCCAAAGAAAAAGCGCGTGACAGGATTATCTTTGACAAAATTTACAAATTTGGTAATGGCGATCACCGTACTGTTAATAAAGCCAACGAGCTTTGAAAATCCTGTTACCAATCCACCAACAAGCGTGCCAATTACCTCAAGTGCTGTTTTAAAGGCACCGCCCAAAAGTGGTGCCAAATATTTTTTAATAAAATCCCAAACATTTTCAAGTGCATCATAAAATGGTTGTAGTTCCGCTGAATTATCTGTTATAGCTTTTTTTATGCTATCAAATGCATTTTTCAATCCGGTAAGAATTGGGCCAACAACCGATCCAATTGCAGGTATTATTTCGGTGTATAAAAACTCCCACCACGTTGTCAGGATTGGCAATAAATCATCACGAATCACTCTAAAAATTGCAGAAAATGCTGGCCCCAGAGTTTGACCCAATTTGTTGGCAAAATCAGTAATTGCTGGGATTCCTTTTTTCACAAAGCCATCAATTAATGGTGTAAGTGCATCTAGCACATACGATCCGACAGTTTCTTTGGCTTCATCAAATGCAACATTTAATCTCAGCATTTTGCCTTCAAAAGTGTCGGCTTGCTTTGATGCTTGGTTTTCAAATGTACCGGCCAATTTTGCGGTGATCTGTTCAAATGACATTGTTTTGAGATCGGCGGCACTTATTCCAACGCCCAATTTTCCTAAAGCTGTATTCTGACCTTCAGCACTTTTTGCGAGCGCATTTGAAACAGCTTCCAAAGATTTTCCAGACCCGGCTGAAATGTCTAAAGCCAAAGCCTGTAATTCTTGTGCTTTTGTAATGTCTTTTGTGCTTCTCAACAACCGATCGAGCGAAGGCCTAAGCTCATCATCAGTTCGTCCTGTCAATAAAGAGGTTTTAAGTATTTGAGCTTCTACAGCTTTGATTTGGGCATTTGTGGCACCAGTAACATTTTCCAAAGTGGTAGCCAATTTGCTTTGAGCAGCTTCATCAGCAATGGCAGATTTGACGCCATCAATGAGCAATTTGCCAGCATAAGCGGCGGCAGCTACACCGGCGGCAGCAAAAGCAATGCCGGCTTTCTTACTAAAATCGCCTAGCTTCGAGCCAAAACTTTGAACCTCTTTGCTGCCGGTGTCAAGGCTCTTTTTAAGCTGATCAATGTCACCAAGAATTGAAAGTTTAAGTGTTCTCGATTGACCAGCCATCACCACTCCTTCAAAATCTTAGTAAATGCGGATTCCCATTGGGCAATGATGTGAGGTTGTTCAGCTCTTAAGGTTGGGTAGATAAAATAACCTTTTGAGCCTCGACCTTCACGGCCTGACCAAACCGGAAATTGTTTGAATTTATTTGATCCAAATTCGTAACCGCCCCAAAGTTGTTGAGTTGTACCGCCGCCGCTAAATTTTTGAGAAACAAAGCCAAAGCTAATCTCACCAATCTTTGATGATTTGCTCACTCTCGATCCTTCAGCAATTCTGCCGGCGGCTTTGTTTGGCCGACCGGCTGCCGTGTTTTTGATCTTTGATTGAACATAAGTGGCCAAGCCATTTGAAACGCCTTTGGCCTGTGCAACAGCTTCATCATCCATAGCTTTAAAAGCCTTGACGATTCCACGCAAATCACTCTTGTCATAAGTAATTGTCTCAGTTGCCATCTCTAGTCCTTAGAATCTCGAAAACGGTTAAAATGTCCTCAGCTGTTTGAAACTCTGATCGTGACAATCCTGTGGTGATTGCTAGTTCCCAAACAATCCGGTTTATTGATCCGGACTCATAACTTTTGGGTTTTCGGTTTCTCCCATGTTGATGTCAATTACAGTTTCGCACCACACTTCAAATGGCTTAACAGGTTTGCCGGCTGCCTCGCGCTTGCTTGCGTGATACGCCAAAAACATCAAATCGGCAATGCCCAATTTCTCAGACACTTGCTGAATGGTGTTTCCAGTTTTCTGTTCCCATTTCATCCACTCCGGTGGGAGTGCGGTATAGGTTGCACTCTCACCGGATGCAAATTCAATTGTAATTGCTAGTTTCATTCTCCCGATTCCTTATCTGTTAAGTGATTGTCAAAATTGGTGTTGTCACACAGGTGAAGGCGAGTGAGACAGTTTGTGCATCTGGAGCTGTACCCCCGGCAGATGGCAAAATTGGCTGCACATCAAAAGCAAAAGATGCTCCTGAGTCTGCGCCAAAGATTACTGAAAGGCCAGTATTTGGAGCGTTTGTTGCAGCTGTCCATAAAGCTTCGCACAATGAATTTGCTGCGCCCCAGTCTGCAAGCATTTCAACGGCAAATGAGCCTTGAGTGTCTGTTGTAAAATACGCCTTGCCATCGAGTGTCTGATAAGTGTTGATCGTTGAATCAACAGTTAATGTTGCTGATGTGGCTTGAGCATCATAACTTGCAGCTGCAATGCTGAATGTGATGTCTCTACCGGTAATGATAGTTGTCGGCAATTTATTTTCTCCTTAATTGGTATAGTAGGTGCTTACTTGTAAATCGGCCGTAAGATACTTACCGGCACCGACTTCCAATGGTTGTGGTTGA